TGGAAAATCGCTTAATGTTGGAGTAATTAGTTCTTCTGTTACGGTAAGAACTGCTGTTATAGTAGCTGTTCCATAATCACCATCAGCTAATTGAGTTGCTGTTATTTCTGTAGTTCCTACACCTATTATAGTTACAGTTCCTGTTGTTTCATCTACCGTTGCTACATTTTCATCACTGCTAGTATATGTAAACGCTCCATTACTATCACTTGTGGGTGGGTCTAGTGTAAATTCAGGGTCTCCTAATACCTTTTCTATATCTGGAAAGTCACTAAGAGTAGGTGTTATTAGTTCTTTTGTGATTGTAAGAACTGCTGTAATAGTTCCTGTTCCATAATCACCATCAGCTAATTGAGTTGCTGTTATTTCTGTAGTTCCTACACCTATTATAGTTACAGTTCCCGTTGTTTCATCTACCGTCGCAACATTTTCATTACTGCTAGTATACGTGAAATCTCCATTACTATCACTTGTGGGTGGGTCTAGTGTAAATTCTGGGTCTCCTAATACCTTTTCTATATCTGGAAAATCGCTTAATGTTGGATATGTTGTTACTTTTAGAACAGCAGTAATATTTCCTGAAGTGTAATCACCATCAGCGGCTTGAGTTGCTGTTATATCCGTAGTTCCTACACCTATTAAAGTTACTGTTCCTGTCTGTTCATCTACCATTGCTACATTTTCATCACTGCTAGTATATGTAAACGCTCCATTACTATCACTTGTGGGTGGGTCTAATGTAAATTCAGGGTCACCTAATACTTTTTCTATATCTGGAAAATCGCTTAATGTTGGAATAATATATATTGTAAGAACTGCTGTTATAGTTCCTGTTCCATAATCACCATCAGCCGCTTGAGTTGCTGTTATATCAGTAGAACCTGCACCTATTATGATAACTATTCCAGTTGTTTCATCAACCGTTGCTATATTTTCATCACTGCTAGTATAAGTAAAAGCTCCATTACTATTTGAAATAGGAGCATTTAATGTAAATTCAGGGTCACCTAATACTTTTTCTATATCAGGAAAATTACACAACGAGGGTATTAATAACACATTCAAAACTGTTGTATAATTAAATACTGGCTTTAAAAGAGTATGCCAGATTAAATATAAATTTGATGTAAGTTCATTATCTAAAATTACATACTCTCGAATATTGACGAAATATTCTTTTCCAAGATTTGTTAAACTACTTTTACTTAATTTACAATATGGAAAAAAGGCAAAATCAAGTCTTAAAGAAATTATGTCTAATTTTATAAAAAGTGAATTTATTTTATCTATAAAATCGCGTGATGTTATATCATTAGGCGAAGATTTCATATTATTTTGATCAGTATCGGGTATCTCTTTTTTATATAGAGATATTGGAAAATACCTCTTAAATAAGCTATTATCAGATAAGTTAATCGTATGTGTTGTAAACAAATATATATCTGATGTTTCGGACGAATCGTTTAGGTCAATAATTTCTGTAAATTCTTCAATAAATAAGGTATCATTAGTATAAATGATATTATAATTATTATTTGAATATAAATACATACTTATATATTCCATGTCCCAAGTATCAATAATAAAATCTAAAAAATCTAAATAATCAGAACTTATTTTTTCAATTTTACAACAGTTGCATGATGTAATTGTTAGTGTTGACCTAGATTGTATTAAAATATTAGCTTTATTATTATCTATTTTATTTTCATTCATTGGTAATAATGTATCTATGTTATTTTCTTCCCATTTTAAAGGGTCTATAGTATATTTTTTTAATTCTAAATTATTTAATACTTGTGAATGTGAATTTGTTTGTTTTACGTTTTTTACTAATTTAACATTTATAAAATTTCCATTTATGCATTGGTATGATATATAATTAATATAATTTAAATTCAGTATTTTCCCAATGATAATTTGTTCAAAAGAAGTGATATATAATTCCAATCCATTGTTGAAGCCTATAGTAATTTGTTCATTAATAAAATTAAAGTCAATACTAAATTCATCAGTTATTTGTGTAATATTATCAATAATATCTAAAATTACATATAAATTATTATTTGTTTTTATTAAAATAACAATATGTTCTAAATTATTAATGATATAACTTATAGGATTACTATACCATATAATTCTAAAATTTAATTTAATCATAATTTTGATTTTATCGTTTGGGTCAAAAATATATAAAACATTTTTTAATATTGATAAAGTATACAAAACATCTTTAAATGATATTAAAAAAAAGTTATTTTTACATTTAATAGATGTATTTGTTAATTTTTTTCCATGTAAATTTAAAATATCGTAGCAACTATTTAATTCACTTAAATGTTGTAGAATAATTTTATCATTATATGGTGAAATGTATGGTTTACCATTAATTGTATAACTAAATTTATTTACAATTTTTTTATTAGTTATATTAATAAATACAATTAGGTTTTTTGAAAAAGCAATATAAAAATTATGTAATTTATATAAATAGTCAATTTTTATATTAGTATTGCTTAATTCTATAATGTCAAAATTAATTAAAACACTCATATATATTAATAAATTATATATTACACATAATTTAAATTCATCGAAAAAATTATATGATAAATATTTTCAATATAAATATTGTAATATTAAATATTGTAATATTAAATATTTAATATCGCAATTTTTGAATAAATATTGTAATATTAAAATTCTTAAATAGATATAGTTACACTATATATTTATTAAAACTTGGATAAACATAAATTCGTTTAAATATTCTATTTTTTAAATTTAATGACTATATAATGAGTAAATCGACTAGTTTGGCTCAATTGCAGAATAACTCGGGTGATATGGATGGCTCTATGACTGATGTAGAAGAAGTAATGAATCAACTTGGTAATGGTAATCAAGAAGAATATTTTGAACAGCAACAAATGGCTCCACAAAATGCACAACAAGCTCAAATGATGGCTGCTCAACAACAACAACAGGCACAAATGATGGCTGCTCAACAACAACAACAGGCACAAATGATGGCCGCTCAAGAACAACAAGCACAAATGATGGCCGCACACCAACTTCAACAGCAACAAGCACAAATGATGGGTTCTCAACCACCATTCGCACAAAAAAATAGTAATGCTTTATTACCAACCAATACTAAACAACAATCTTTTGTTGAAAAAGTAATGGGTGAATTAAAAGATTCTCTACTTGTGTTGATTGTTTTTGTGTTATTAAACTTTAAACCCGTTAATAAAATAGTAGTTGATTTATTAGGAAAATTTACACAAAATGACCATATTTTACTTTTGGTTAGGGGTGTAATTGCGGGTGTTTTATTTTATGTTGTTAGACGGTTAATTTTAAATCAATAAACTATCTGATTTTACAGAGTTATTTTTCTTACACCCCGATACTTGTGGATTAAATTGATAACATTGTTTATCAAATTGGTATACTTTATCTTTAATTAAATTAGGATTTGGACCTTTTATTATATAACAATTCCTTCCTATACATGCTGAACTAAATATCACAGACAGACCAAGTCCCAATATAATTGATATGATTATTTGCCCTGTTCTATTATCTAATATATTTTCTATCATGACTAACAATTATATATTGTTCACATATAAATTATTATATAAATATTTTTTTAATAATAATTTATTGTTCTTCTAAAACACCAAGATCAGTATGTAAGATATACATCAATCCTATAATAGCAGCAATAAATCCATATAAATGGATTGGGTTTTTAAAATCTAAAAATTTATTGATATCAAAATAGTCTAAAAGCATTTTATATATTTAGAATTAAGAAAAAAATAATAAATATTTTAAAACAATAAGAACACAAAATAATAGATTTTAAATAAAATATAATTTTATTTGATATTTTAGTTAAAATAGATTATAAAAAATTTATAAATTAAATATTCATGACCAATGGTATATTATAAATTAATCAAACTCGTCATAAAATAGTTTGAATATTGATTTAAAACTAACATTATTAGTGTCTTACCATTCTTATTTAGTATCATAAAATAACTTATTTTATTTTATATAATAGATTTATCCTAAAAACTCCTGCTCAATCTCTAGTTCAATATCATATCTAATTTCAATATCACAACTTATTTCATCATCATCATTTGCTTCAATAATTTCAAGTGTATGTTCATTACTTCCTTCGCTATTAAAATCATAAACAATGTCATCCGTGACTAATTCAGCATCTTCTGGTAGAATATCATTATTAAAATCATTAGATTGTTCACTATTATTATCACCATCGTCCATCATTTCATTAAACAAATCTAAATACATCGTTTCATTCATATCTACTATTTTATCATTAGCACAAGCTATCATTAATATATCGCCATACAATTCCATTTTATCCAATGGTTTAGGTGGACAATGTCTATTTATTATTTCGGATGTTCCTGATTTGTAGCCATATACATGGATATCAGTATCATTATCATGCCATATAACTAATCTTTCTAATTTAGATTTACCTTTATTTTGAATTACCCCTTTAATTGAAGTGAGAGATAAACTTTCATCTAATTTAAAAGATGAATTAACTTTCCTATCTATTTCTCTAACATCACCCCCCAATTCTAAAATTAGAAAAAGCACCATTGTGTATTCTAATTTATAGAATTTATAAATTTAATTATTATCAATTTTTTTAAATATTAAAACAATAATCAAATAATTGAACAAAAAAGATAATTTTAATGATATGAAATAAATAAAAAACTGTTATTATACTAATTCATAATAAGATTAAAGACTAAACACTAAATACCATCATGTATGATGATGATTTAGACAACCATGCCCACTCGTATGTTGGTGGTGGTGTCGGCAACCAAGGCCACTTAGGTACTGGTAATATCGTCGCTGTCCGTCGGTAAAATAGTTATCTATAAGTGTATCAACCCTTTCTTTCACTATGTATCCATCATCATTTGAATAGTATACATTGCGTATACCAAACATTTTTAAATTTTCAACACAATGAGCGCAAGGACGACTATTTCTCAAAACACCATCTTTATCAACTCTAACTACGATAATTTCCAGCTTTTTGTTAAAACATTTAAACCCAAGTGACCTGTGCCCCTTTCAAGATGTGTTTACGTTGTATAGATAGTGACCTTATACTATCATTCATTAGTAGTCGGGCATTTTGTGAATTATTAAGACTAGCATACCTATTTAAAACATCCATTTCAGCATGAAAACTAACAGAAACTTTATTTCGATTAGACATACGATCATGATTATAACCATATATAATTGGTTTACCACCACACATAATTACAGCAGCATGCTTATGTGGAAGATTTGATTTATTACTATGAGGAATAAGCATATCAACTATACGACGAATTTTATTAGTACTTTGTAACATTGGATGTATTTTTATTGTATAATTAATAATGAAATGTTAACTTTATATCAATTTTTTATAAGTAAATAAATTTATGAATAACGCTCTAACGGTATATATAGTTCTATCTAACATTTAAAATACATTTTAAAAAAATTTATCTATAATACATTTTAAAA